CATTTCATCAAATATCTTGATACTTCGGTACATCTCCCCTTGAAAATAAGTCTCTTCTGCTGCCAAATTTCGATTGGCATGTAATACGGATTAATGACTGAATGTAAGAAATTATATAATTTCATTTCAACCCCAGCTCCTCTACACAAATCAAAATGCCTTCCACATCGTTATATCTCTTAGTAATAAGTTCTACAGTAACCTGCGCATCATCTTTCCAAAACCCGCACTGCGTCATACAGTCTTTAAGCATTTTCACCATATTGTCAGTATCCGGTTTTGTTATTTTATAGTTTCCATTTGTGTGATGTTTATCCGCCGGGAAACACCATATCGTAGACAACTGGACAGCGCCTTCCAATGGTTTTTTCGGTGCATGTTTAGACAAATACGCTATATATTTGCTCTGAATTTCTTTGAGCTCCGGAGGTGTATAGATAATAGCCTTACCATTTCGTACCGTAATTTTCTTTGCCTGAAATGTTTTTGTCGGAAGCTTCATATGGATAAAAAATCGAATCATGCTATTACCTCTTTGTATAAATCCGGATTGTTGTATTTATTGTTCACGACTGCAATCATCCTGATATCGTCAAAATAATCGTCAGATGGCAATAACACAAATGCTCTTTGTTTCGAATCCCATTCAGCGACAACCAATCCATAAATATCACCAAACCCACATTTTGATTTTCTTGAAACTTTGATAATATCCCCCTCAAAAATCCGATTTCCATCATAATCTTTAAGGCCGATATATTGGCCAATGGTTTCTTCTCTCACAGGAACAGAATATGATTCTCCTTCTTTACGGATTGAATAATCATTTTCTCCATGCTTTAGCAAGTCACCATAAATCCATCTTCCTGACTTTCTACATTTCCCACGAAATAATATTTTTCTCATTTCCAATCACATGCCTTTCTACTTTTTTAACGATGGACATAACAGGGACAAATCTTTTCTCTTTTCAGAGACAATCCAGTTCCAGGAAAGGAAGTAATAAGGAAGGGTGTGTGGCGCAGCTTCTCGCCACACCCTTTCTTACTTACTTTCCTATAGGGACAAACCTATATATATAAACTGGAATGTCCAAGTATTAGACGAATATTAAAACCTATTTTTTAGGGTAAATTTTCCCCTCTCCTAACTCATAATTTCCGTTTGCAAGAATATCTCTTCGTACTGTTTTTTCGGAAACATCTAAATATGCTGCCATATCTTTTACCGTAACGATTTCCTTGCCGCCCATACTCAGGTTTTCATAAGCAGTATCCACTTGTGAGATGCGGTCTTCTTTCTGTCTCGCTTTCGCTTTGTTTCCTGCCTCACGACCCTTTGTGCGTATATCTTCAAGACTACCTTCCTCGGCCGCCATAGCCAGCACCCCAGTATCGTCCAGCCTGTGGATCGGATACGTAAACCACATATTAACTGGTTCAAACATTGGGAATTCACGAAGTGTCCCTGCAATACGCCATGCCGTAGGTTTGACCGTTATCCCTGCAGCCTTATCTGCATCCCTGTCATAATCTGTCCGCCGGCTGTCGTTATTGACACAGAGCTGAATCATATCGAGGATTGCATCAGGGTCGCGGGCAAATACGCCGGAGCCGGACGCACGATCCATAGAACGCTTCATTCCCTGTCCGCCCTTCGAGTGATGGTGACAGTAGATTACCGCAGCTGATAATTCCGTACAGACCTTATCAAACTGGTTACAGAACCGCGCCATCTGGTCAGCACTGTTTTCATCGCCCGTAATAATCTTGTAAATCGGATCGATAACGATAGCGATATAATTTTTCTTTTGAGCACGGCGAATAAGTTTCGGCGCAAGCTGATCCATAGGAAGCGACTTCCCGCGCAGATTCCACACATCAATATTAGAAATGTAATCAGGGCGTAAATCCAGCGCCGTATAGACATCCTTAAACCGATGCAGGCAGCTTGCCCTGTCCAGTTCCAAATTGACATATAATACGCGTCCCTGCGTGCATTGAAAACCGCACCACTGCGTACCTTCCGCAATCGCGATACAAAGTTCAATCAGTGCGAAAGACTTACCTGCTTTTGACGGTCCAGAAATAAGCATTTTATGTCCCTGCCGAAGCACGCCATCAATCAATGATGGGGATAAATCGGGCATGTTATTCCACACATCAGACAGATCTTCCGGATCGGGCAGATCATCATTAACAGTCTCAATCCATTCTTTCCAGCTATCGAAATCTTCCTTCCCGATATGTGTGGCCATGAGAAACTGCTTTTTACCATTTCTCATGATGCCAGGCAATCGTGATAAACGGGACGGGTTTCTGTCCGCGCCATCGACCGGCAAACCGTTTTTCCGACATACTTTATACAGATAATCTACACGGCGTCGGTATTCTTCTTGAGACGCTGCGTCGATATGTACGATGGCATGAATACTTTTGTTTCCGGAATACACCAGTGCTGCTACCGGAAGCTCCAGCTCTTCTATAATAGATTTCTGTTTCCCCGGCGGGAGCGTGTCTGATTCTACAAGAGCATATTTGTAATTGGATACATTTTCATTTTTAATACCCTTGCCGTCTAAAGGATTGAAACGGATCCATGCACCTGCTTTTTCATCGTAATCTGAAAGCGCATATCCGATGATATCTTTTATACTGTAGCCGTTTCTCTGGTACTTTTTAATACGGGAAATATATTCTCCTGCTGTTAAAGAATATGTACCTGAACCAGATGGGGAATATTTTCCATCGTCGCGCCTGAATGAAGACATAACGATCCCAACTTTATCGGATCTGTCAAAAAGCGCTTCCAAATACCGAATAATCTCATCTGCCGGATTCCATTGTGCCGGCTCTTTAATTTCCGATTCTTGTACATAGTGCTGATCAACGATAACGACATTGTCTGTTACCGTATCATCCCAGTCTATTACTTTGTTGTCGTCTTCTTTTGTATGCGGTTGCCATCCGTAATCTTTCGCCATCTGAGTAATCGTCGCCCCTGTGACCGGATTCGGATTCCCCTTGAATGACTGCCATTTTTTATGACATTCACCATCATGATAACGTTCCGGGTCCTTTCGGCTCCAGTCATCCCACACATCAACGCTGTAGCCCTCATGACATAACGCCATGCCTACATCAATCCATTCCTCATAGCTGCAGGCCGCAGGCGGTATATACTCCAGCAATAGTCGTAAATCTATCTTCGACATAATTTACGCTCCAAAATTCAATTCCTGATTAGGAACATATAAAGCCGGCTTGATACCGCGGGGAATTGTCCAGTGATGATTAGCAATTTGAGAAATCATGCTATTAGCATCGTTAAACGTCCAGATCCCCACATGCTGAAAACCGCGGCTTTCTAAAAAGCGGATTTGTTTCGGAGTGGACAGCCCATTTTCCCGCCGTTTATTCAAACGGTCGAGTAAAAGACTGGCCTTTCCCGCATTGTCGATTTCGTCAGGAAATATGCCGAATTTCTCCAATGCTTTGATCTGTTTGTCGCTTGCAGGTGCCATTTCCCACTCAAATGACGGGACATAATCAGATAAATCTTCTGCTTGTATAGACATTTCAAACTGCAATGGATCTACTAACTGGCGTTTCCGTTTTTTCATCGCTGATAATTCTTTTGCAAGAGCTTCCTCCCGCTCAAGAATGGTTTCCTCCGCTGCCCGCTTGTAAGCGTCCTCTATGTCAACAGCGGCCCCGGACTGGTCCAAGTCCTTCGTCATTCTTTTTGCGATGTCATCTGTCTTGCAGATAAGCGATGCCGGACGGCATAATTCATGCCGCGCCGTATTCCACAAAAAATCCAATACCAATAAATCCTTTTTGCCCGTTTCCGGAGAAAGCCTTGTTCCCCGCCCTATACATTGGCAATATAAACTTCTGATCTTTGTTGCCCGAAGCATGATCACACAATCCACTGATGGACAGTCCCAACCTTCGGTCAATAACATGGCATTGCAGAGTACGTTATACTCTCCTGCTTCAAATTTCTTTAGCGTTTCTTCTCGATCCTGGCTGTTTCCATTCACCTCCGCTGCTCTCATTCCAAAATGATTTAAAATGGCTTTAAACTTTTTAGCTGTGGTTACCAAAGGTAAGAAGACTACAGTCTTCTTACCGGCGCAATATGTAACCATTTCTTTTGCAATTTGTTCAAGATACGGGTCAAGGGCTGTTCCTAAGGCTCCTGCCGCATAATCACCGGCAGACATACCGACGCCTGTGATATCAATCTTGAGCGGTATCGTCTGCGCCTTGATTTTGCACAAATAGCCATCCCTGATAGCCTGCGCCAAAGAATATTCATAAGCTAAGCTGTCGAAATAATTTCCCAGACACTGCAGATTATTTCGTTCCGGTGTTGCGGTTACACCTAATACATTTGCCGTCGGGAAATGCTGCAGCACTTGTTGATAACTATCGGCCAGTGCGTGATGGGCTTCATCTACAATAATGGTGCCAAATTCATCTTCCGGAAACTGCCGGAGCCGTTTTTCACGCATGAGCGTCTGCACAGATCCGACAACAATCCGGTACCAGCTGGCAAGACTTGTTTCTTCCGCTTTTTCTTTAGCACATAAGAGACCTGTTGCAGTCTTGATTTTTTCCTGTGCCTGATTCAAGAGTTCTTCTCTATGGGCAAGAATCAAGACTTTTCTCCCCTCACGAACACAGTTTTCTGCGATTTTGGCAAAAGCAATCGTCTTGCCTGTGCCTGTCGGAAGAACCAAAAGAGTTTTCCTGTGTCCGTCTGCCCATTCATGCATAACAGCTTCAACGGCTTCCTGTTGGTAGGGTCTTAGTTCCATCATCAGAATGTCCCGGCTGTGTAACCGCCCTGTGTTTTCGGAATTTTCTTATCATCCGGGGCAAGGAATTTCTTCGCTTCGTTATAAGGCTGGTCTTTGTAAATCCGGTGAACAATTTCTACATAACCTGATGCGCCGATGACTTTATTCCACGGCATTTTCTCTGTGCCGCCCTTTTCCATCAATCCCAAAGAAATGAAGAATTGGGCAATCAGCCATTGCTGTTTTGAAACGAGAAATAAATTCCGGAACACCATAGCATCTCCCAGCTTCCCGCCATGAACGCGGAGTTTTAAGGCAGCCTGTGGACACCTCGGTATTTTAGCTCCGCCTTCGTAAATCTTTCGTTCAAAGCTTTCTACCGTGAAGGGGTAAATCCCTTCCGGTAATAAGACAAATTCATGATCTTTGCCGTCATCAGTAACGGTTTCGTCCCAGTCTAATACCTTGTCTTCTGCAGATGTCGTTCCGAACTGTTCAAAATTTGTACTCATGTTCTTCTCCTTTATGTAAATTAATTAAATGGAACACTGATATTGTTTAAAATAAATGTTTTAATCTGTTCCCACGCCCCGATAAGCACGCCATCTATAAAATCAGCCGGATAATCTTTCATCGGCATATCTTCCGGGAAATATCCTTTCATGGCCACTGCTTTACGGATCTGTTCTTCTGTGATATGTTCCTGTTTCATTAAGTCATAGACTTTCTGTAAAGTAGTATTTACGGTAGATGTTGCAGGGACAGCCGTGTCTTGCATCGGGACAGTTGATTTCTTTATCGGGACAGTCGATTCAGGTTCTGATTTTTTTATTGTCTTCTGTTTTGTATCCTGTTTCTTTTCTTGCATAGGTTTTACGCCCGGAGCAGCTCCATTTGGTATCAGTCGTGCAATTTCGTTATAGTCAAACGGCAACTCTTCTGCTAAAGAGAATCGGTTCTTCGCGTCCGCAAACGTTGTGTGAGTTGTATACATGATCCGTTTCCCGCCTGCAGCTTTTTTCCGCGTTCCATCATCAATAAGAATTGTTTTGTAATTTGCGAAAAGCAGTAAATCTGCCCATTCTTTGACAAGTGGTGCCACCTTGTTTGTTGTTTTACTGGATAATTTCAATTCCCAGTGATCATACGTTCCCATTTCCTCCGGGAGCGTTACTGTTTTTAAAACAGCATGAGCAAGAACAACTACATTAATCCCCTGCCCAATGCAGGCGTCCAGCTGTACAAGGAATCGGGCAAATTCTTCCACTAAATATGTGTAGCCGGCACCATAACCGAAATCTTCAATCCCTTTCTTGTTGAATTTCCCGCAAATATAATCAATGCACATACGCTCCGCTGCGTCTGCTGTATCAATAACCAATGTTTTACAGATAGATGGATTATCATAAATCTCTTTGATACTGCTTAACAGTAATGGCCATGATGTAATATCTGTTACACGGCTGACATCAAGCTGTGCAGAGCCTTTGTCTAAGTCGAAAAAGAGCGGGGCAGGAAACTGGCTAGCAAATGTTGTTTTTCCGATACCTTCCACGCCGTAAACACAAACTTTGACAGGCTTACTGATAATTCCTTTTGTAATGTTCATTCTTATTCCCTTTCTTTAAAACACACCTTTGACGTACTTTGGCGCTTTTTCTTTAACCGCTTCCATATAGCCTTTCACCATGCCATCTTCAATAATGATTGAGCATTCATTACCGGTGGAAACTCTTGTTGCGATAACCTGCAGACCTTCGGCTTTTAACCATACACCAAACTCCTGCAGGGTTTCCAAGTCCATCTGCTCTAGCTTGTCCATCAAAACAAAGCCACATTGCGGGTTTAATTTACGTACAATAGCCGTTGCTACTTTGAGCTGATCAGAGCCGCTCATGCCATCCCATGGCATATTGTTATAAATCAGCTTGCCATCTTTGACGGATAATCCCGGCAGCGGCAATTCCGCAGAATCAAGAAGCTTACTTCTTTCTTCCCGGACGGATTCAATTTGTTCCGTCAGTCCGTCATATTCCTGCTGCAGATTATTGGCTTCTATTTCGGCGGCTTCTTTAGTAGAATTAGCCCTGATTTTGATGTTCAATGCTTCAATTTCCGCCAGATTCTTTTCCAATTCAGCTGTGCTTTCATCATGAAGATCTTCTGCCGACTTCCGGGCAGTTAAACAATCTTGTTCTGCTTTCTGCAACACTGCTTTAGCTTCATCAAAAGCAATTTGAGCCTCTGCCAGCATTTGTTCATAACGAGCGGCGTCCTGACGTTTCCGTTCATTTTCTCCGTTTCGTGCAAGAATTTCCTGCTGCTGTTTAATGAGTTCTGTCGCACTGACGGGTTCTTTCGGAACGTTTGGGTACATCGGCATTTCATCAGCCGCTTTCTTCTTGCGGTCTGCAATGCGGCCGACTTCCGTACGCTGTGCATACAGCTGATTTTCTTTTACGTCCAGCTGCGCCAGCACATCACCAATCCCTAAGATTTTCAGAAGAGAATCCGCCTTGTCCTTATCGCTTCCGTTGATAAACTTCGGGAGATCCAATGCAAGTGTGGATACAAATTCATTTAAAAGCTGCTGTCCTGATTTATTCCCATTCGGGTCTGTTACTTTTAATGTGCTGTTTTTTCCTTTTCGTTCTACAATCAGTCCGTTAGACAGTTCAATATGCAGGTTTGGCGGTACCAGTGCTCCGTCCCGCTCCGGCACAGACGGTTTATAATTATTGCCGCCTAATGCCCATGCAATAGCATCCAATACAGACGTTTTTCCTTGTCCGTTTCTGCCACCGATGATTGTCAGTCCATCAATAGATGGTTCAAACTGTACTGCTTTTACCCGTTTCACGTTTTCAATTAATAGTTCATTGATTTTTACTGGTTCTGTCATTGTTTATTGCTCCTGTCATCTCAACCATTCAATTTGTCTAAATATGTCATAGATCATCGCCGGAATACTGTCACCGCTTATGTTCGCCCGGCGTTTTTCTTCTCCGTGAAATGTAACGTCTACAAAATCACCGTTAGGCGTTTCTACAAGCTCAATGTCCGTCACTCCGCACTCGGAATAATCCAGCGCTTTTTTTTAAGTGCATGAGCGCGTTTTGTCTTTTACTCCGCTCGATGAGCGTCAAGAACGCAAGATGTTCATCTCTTTCTTCAATTTCTGTCATTATTTACCTCCTGTGATATAATAGAGGCGGAAAGTCTTAGCGATTCTTTTCCGCCTGCCGATTGATGCTGCGAACATCAGTCGGCTTTTCCATTGTGTTCAATTTGCAATTCTGCTAAATCGGCAGCTACTTGATACACTTTTGCAAATTTCGTATCTGTACCGTGTTTTTCTCTCACTGCTGCCCTGAACTCTGCAAGTGGCCCAAGGAAACATCCGCAGGATACATAGATTTCATTGTTTTTATTTCTAAAAAATGTTGTAAATCCAAAACGTGAACCAATACGACCAATTAACACATAGTCTGCGTCGCCGTAGACCCATGCGTCGCCGGAGACCCATGCGTTGCCGGAGACCCATGCGTCGCCGGAGACCTCTGCGTTGCCGTAGACCCATGCGTCGCCGGAGACCCTTGCGTCGCCGGAGACCCTTGCGTCGCCGGAGACCTCTGCGTTGCCGTAGACCCATGCGTTGTTTTCGTGTGATAAGTTCTCTTCTTTTTCGATGAATCCGCCTAATTCGCCTTTTTTTACATCGCTAAAATCTATAAGAGATTTGATTCTTCTTAAAGTAACTCCGAAATAAACTTTACATTCGCCGGTAAGTTCGTATTTTTTCATTTCCTCGCCTCCTCAACTCTGACTACGATCAACATCCCCGGCTGCAGGTTGCCGACGTCCATAATACGGTTATCTTTCTTTGCTTGATAAACCAGTTTCCGCAGGTCCTCTTTGTCCGTGGCTATTTCTCCACAAATTGTCCAGAGCGTATCGCCCGGTTTGACTTCTCTCCGGTACTCGACGATTTTTGTCTCCGGGAAGAGCCGGTGATAGATTTTGTCTGCGTCCACCGCGGCGCCGGCTATCAGTGCGGCTGACATGAGAGCCGCTGTGAAAATTAATGGCTTGTTCATAATCCCTCCTGCACTGCCGCTGTGTTGGCGGCTATACAAATTTGTCGAATAATACCTCGTAGGCGTTCGTTTTCTTGCTTCTCAAACGATAATTCATTCCGTAGTCTTCGCAATGCGGAAGGGCGGAAATCGTCAGGTTTCTCACCGACCATCGCCAGCACATCCCGTTTCAGAAAACGGATGGCAGACAGATTTTTCACCGCCGGAAGGATGCCGTCATTTTTCATGCGGTAGACGACATCCGTTGATACGCCTAAGATTTCGGCGGTTTCCGCGACGGTGTACGTTCGTCGTTCCATTTTTCACTCCTTTCTATAAATTCTGTGGTAGGTTGTTGTGATTTGTGCAAATAGATTCACTGTTTTCAGATTTTCTGAACTTCATGGGTAAAAAAATAATCTGCAATATCAGAGGTCGCAATACCAAGCATATTACAAGACATTAGAATTTCATCTTGAGTGAATCTTGAAATATTGTTTAGTCTTTGGCTCAACGCAGGAACACTAATATTTATATCCTTAGCAAATGCTTCTTGTGTTCCATATACTTCTTTAATTTTCCCTCTTAGCTTGCGATAATCATATTTCATTCCGACACCTCCTTTTCAGTTTTTCTGAACTTATTATATCATCTCAATTTTATGTGTCAATAACTTTTTTCATTTTTTCTGAGCTGGTAAATATCAAGAATAATCTGCTGAATTTCATCCCATGCTTTTACTGTACTGTGTCCCAGCTTTTCAATCTTATAGAGACGAACCAGTTCCTCTTCCTGATTACTGGATATTTTTATGTACTGGCATATTTCCCTAATATAATCCAAAGACGGAAGTCTCTGTCCTTTTGCCGTCTTCTGCAATGTTGTTCTGTCTAAAGATGCTTCTTTTGCAAGCTGGTACACATTTGATCCGCTTTTTACAATATACTCTGATAACTTGTCACTAAACTCCGACATTCCTGCCTCCATTTTTCTTTTGTAACGCTTTTATTTTATCAATATTTATAAGCATTTCAATATGTGCCTTATATTGTGCCTTCCAAATATTTTAGACCAAAATGGTCTAAACAGCAATAGACCATTTTGGTCTCACATATACTATTAGCATGGGGGAGGTGACAAATATTTGATATATAAACGCATTCGCGACTTACGGGAAGACAAAGACTTAACACAGACAGAGATTGCCAGAATCTTAAATATTACACAACGAACCTACTCCAGATATGAAAATGACGAGCGACAAATTCCAACGGAAATTCTCTCTTCTCTGGCAGATTTTCATCACACAAGCGTGGATTATCTGATCGGACGAACTGACCAACGGAAACCTTATCCGCTCTCCAAATCACATATTTCATAAATTTAAAAAATCCGCATCGGCAAAACCGGCGCGAATTCTCACTTTTAAGTATAAAAACCCCCATCT